CAAAAATTAGAAATATCGGACGAAGAGGAAGACAATGATATATCAGAAGAAGAGTAAAGGCACCGGCGTTACTGTTAAAGATAACGAAAACATCAACCAAGCACTAAGACGTTTCAAGCGTAAAGTGGATGATGCTGGCATTTTGGAAGATCTTAAAAAGAAAGAATTCTACGAAAAACCAACAACTGAACGTAAGCGTAAAAAAGGTGCTGCCAAATCACGCTTAAGAAAACAACTGCGTGATCAACAACTTCCACCAAAATTCTATTGACATAACATAATAAGTCTGTTATAATGTAAGCTCACTATGAAAGAGCTTACATGGCAAATACAGATATTATGATCGATTTGGAGACGTTGAATACAACTCCGGATTCAACTATCCTTACAATCGGTGCAGTAAAATTTGATCCATTCGGATCCGAAATCAAAGAACCAAAAATGGACAGCTTCTACGTTAAGGTAGATTTGGATAGCTGTGACCAAATTGGCTTAACCACTAACGATGACACAATTGCTTGGTGGGCCAATCAAAGCAAGGAAGCACAAGAGGCTGCATTTGATCCCAATGATCGTATCCCAATCGAAGATGCGTTTGCACAACTGTACAAGTTCTGCTGGGGTGCCAAACGTGTGTGGGCCAACGGTGCATGTTTCGACATCATCATTTGCGAACATGTGTTCCGTAAAATTGGCAAGGCAATTCCTTGGAGTTTCTGGGAAGTGCGTGATGTACGCACAGCATTTGATCTTGGAATCAATCCGCAACGCCCTCCAGTTACAGCACACCATGCTTTAGAGGATGCGTGGAACCAGGCAGTAGGCATTCAAAATGTCTATAACACACTACGCACTAGCACAACCAGTGCCGGTGCATACATTGCACCATTTGCAAATCAGAGGTAATTATGGACAGTCAAACTAAAGAAGTAATGGACATTCTCCAAGAAGAATGTGCCGAAGTAATCCAAGCAGTAAGTAAAATTAGTCGCTTTGGTTTAGACAATCTTAAACCAGGCAAGCCTAAAACTAATCGCGAGCACTTGGAAGAAGAGCTAGGCGACTTGTATGCTATGATTGAGATTCTGCAAGAGCTGGATGTGGTTAGTTGGACCAACATTGAACTGGCCGCAGAAGCCAAACGTGAAAAACTTAAAAAGTGGAGTAATATTTTTAATGTTGCCAAATAGAATCTTTTTTACAGGTGTACCAGGCAGTCGCTGGAGTAGTATTGCACAGACGCTAGAACAGCTTGAAGGTATCAATACCAGCGACCACAATCCAAATAGACAATATGCTCACGGCAAGTTCAGCGGACATAAAGGTGCGTATTTTGGATCAGGTATGGAGTTTGAAACATATCTTGACCCAACTTATATAGACCAAGCATGGCTTGAACCAGGCGGCTGTAAAATTGTTAAAAGTCACGAGTGGGCAACTAAGCTACAAACAATCTCAGAAGTATATCCTGAAGATTGGATCATGTTGGTCTATCGTCCAGATGCCAGCAGTTATGCATGGTGGCATGAAGCTGGTGGATTCAATATTGATTATCCTGACTATTCGGCATACAAAAATCATGCAGGCATGTTGGGTGAGATAACTAAACAGAACGATGCAATTTTAAAGTTTGCTCATAAACATGATTTGACTTGGAATTACTTTACAAGCAAATGGGTTGAGGATACGTTCGGTCAAGAGATTGAAGTAGCTCGCAAGGACTATGACATATTGGTAACGATTTTGAAAGGAGTACGATGACTGACCAAGTGTACTTGAATAATTATTTTGCCAATCATTGGGGACACAAAGGTGTGCCCCAATATTCTGTAACAGGAATCGATTTAGCAAAACGAATCCAAAATAACGAACATGTGTTAGACGTAGGCTGTGGCCGAAATCTATTCAAAGGTACAATTAAAAATCTTGTGGGAATTGATCCTGCATTTGATGAAGCGGATGTTAAAACAACAATTGAAGAGTTTCAATCAGACCACCAGTTCGATGTTGCCTTGTGTTTAGGCAGTGTTAATTTTGGCAACATAGACACTATACGAAGCCAGATAGCCGGTGTAGTTAAACACCTTAAGCCGCAAGCACGTATATACTGGAGATGTAATCCCGGATTGCAAGATCACGGTAATAAAGAATGCGAGCAAATTGAATTCTTTCCGTGGAGTGAACAGTGGCACGTTACACTGTCTAAAGAGTTTGGATTTAATCTAGAGGACTTGGGCAGAGATGCCAACAGAATTTACGCAGAATGGAAACGAACATGAAAAAACTACTACTAACAATTTTATTTTTTATCAGCACTGGTGCTTCAGCGTGGGAGCCAACTAAGCCTATCACAGTTATCATTGGCAATCAAGCCGGTTCAGGTAACGAAGTAGGATTCCGTGCTATCAGTGCGATTGTTCAAAAGAACAATCCTACGGTAAATTTTGTAATTGAATTGAAGCCAGGTGCCGATAGCACCATTGCTATGAACAAGCTGTACGAAGCCGCTCCCGACGGATATACTATAGCTATTCCCAGTCACATGAGCACGTATGTAACTAACGACATTTGGCAATCAAAGATTAAAAAATTCCAATACGACAGTTTTGTCACAGTTATGAGCATGGGTCAAAGTCCGTTGTGTATTGTAGCGAACCCTAAGAGTAAAATCAGCACAGTTAGCGAGTTAATACGATTGGTACAAACTACTAACCAGCCTGTGACATTTGCACTTGGCGGAGGAGCTCATAGAATGGCTTATGAATATTTTATGCTCAACACCAAAGGTGACAAATCCAAAGTTGATTATGTCATGTTTCCAGGGCCGGCCCAAGTACTGCAAAGTGTGGCCAGCGATGCTGGCACTGAGTTTGGAATTATGCCCATTGCCATAGCCAACAGTCTTGTTAAATCAGGGCATGTAAAATTGCTGGGTATTACCGGAGACAAGCGGTTAGAGAGACTACCGCAGGCTGAACCTATTGTAGTGGGTGGAAACCATATCGGTGTTATGGCCGCATGGGCATTGGCACTACCGCCTAACACACCACAAGAAATCGTAGACTGGTATAGTAAACACTTTATTCCTGCCCTAAAAAGTGCAGAAGTTAAGCAGTATTACGACGATAATTTAATTTCAATTGATGCAAAGCAACTTACTCCACAAGGGTTTGACAAACATATTTTGGAGTTGAGAAAAGAGTATATGCCCTTGGCCAAAACCATAGACATTTCAAGATAACAGAGATAAATAAATTTGTAGAACGCCACAAGGGTCTACAAATTTCTTGCTTAATTTAAAGGAGATTATTATGAGCAAAATCATCGGTATCGATTTAGGTACAACAAATAGCTGTGTGGCAATCCTAGAAAACGGAATTGCCAAAGTAATTGAAAACAGCGAAGGTGCTAGAACAACACCATCAATCGTAGCTTACGCCAAAGACGAAATACTCGTAGGTGCTACAGCAAAACGACAAGCAGTCACAAACCCAAAGAACACAATCTACGCCAGCAAGCGTCTTATTGGACGTAAGTTTGACGAAAAAGAAGTACAAAAAGACATTGATTTGATGCCTTACGGTATTGTCAAAGCGGACAACGGTGATGCATGGATCGAAGCAAATGGTGAAAAGTTGGCACCACAACAAGTGTCAGCTGAAGTACTACGCAAAATGAAAAAGACTGCTGAAGACTATCTTGGACATGAAGTAACACAGGCAGTTATTACTGTGCCAGCATATTTCAACGACAGCCAACGTCAAGCAACTAAAGATGCGGGTCGTATTGCTGGATTAGAAGTATTGCGTATTATCAACGAGCCTACTGCGGCCGCACTTGCATATGGTGTTGACAAGCAGGATAAGAAGGATCGTAAAATTGCTGTGTATGACTTGGGTGGTGGTACATTTGACGTATCAATTATTGAAATTGCCAATGTTGACGGCGACAAACAAATTGAAGTATTATCAACAAATGGCGACACATTCCTAGGCGGTGAAGACTTTGACCAAGTTCTAATGGACTATTTGGTTGCTGAGTTTAAGAAAGACAATGCTGTTGACCTTAAACAAGACATGCTGGCATTGCAACGTTTGAAGGAAGCCGCAGAAAAAGCTAAAATTGAATTGTCATCCGCACAATCAACTAGCGTTAACTTGCCGTACATCACAGCAGATGCAAATGGCCCTAAGCACATGAATGTTACAATTAGTCGTGCTAAGTTTGAAGGCATGGTTGAGACATTGATTGCACGTAGTATTGAACCATGCAAGATTGCCATGCAGGATGCCAAAGTAATTGCTGCCGACATTGACGAAGTTATCCTTGTGGGCGGACAATCACGCATGCCTAAAGTGCAAGAAGCTGTTGAAGCATTGTTTGGCAAAGCACCACGTAAAGACGTTAACCCAGACGAAGCTGTTGCCGTAGGTGCCGCAATTCAAGGTGCTGTTCTAGCTGGCGACAAGACAGACGTGTTATTGTTAGACGTTACACCATTGTCATTGGGTATTGAAACAATGGGTGGTGTATTCACAAAACTAATTGCTAAAAATACAACCATTCCAACTAAACATTCACAAGTGTTCTCAACAGCAGAAGACAACCAGCCTGCTGTGACCATCAAAGTTGCACAAGGCGAGCGTGAGTTGTTTAAGTACAACAAAATTCTAGGAGAGTTTAACTTAGAAGGCATTGCACCGTCAATGCGTGGAATGCCACAAATTGAAGTAACACTGGACATTGATGCCAATGGTATTTTGAATGTCAGTGCCAAAGATAAGAACACCGGTAAAGAAAACAAAATCACTATCAAATCGGATAGCGGCCTAACAGAAGCTGAGATCCAACGCATGGTACGTGATGCAGAGGAAAATGCAGAGTCTGATAAGAAGGCACGTGATTTGATTGATGAACGTAATAATGCAGAAGCAACAACACACAGCATTAAGAAAGACTTTGCAGAATTCAAAGATCAGTTGTCCGAAGAAGAAAAGACTGCCTACGAAACTGCACTGACCGCAGTTGAAACTGCGATCAGTGGAGAAGATGTAGAAGCCATTACCACTTCGATGACTGCATTCTTTGAAGCGGCAGGTCCTGTGATTGCTAAAAAACAATCCGCAGAACAAGCCAAAAATACACCACAAACTGAAAGTGGTGAAACTACCGTAGATGCGGCCTTCACAGAGGTTGACCCTGCGGACAAAAAGTAATATAATGTAAACAAGCAGGATGCCTTCGGGGTCCTGCAAAGTTCTTGCTTAATCAAAGGAGAAAATTATGACACAATTAAGAACTGTAGACACAGCCCAACTTGCTAATCTTAGCAGGGCACTTGTAGGATTTGATCGATATTTTAACAATCAATTCGCTAACGTAAATGGCAATTACCCACCACACAATATTGTAAAGTATAGCGATACACATTATGGTATTGAAGTGGCAGTTGCTGGATTTAGCAAAGAAGAAATTACTGTGGAAGTTGATCAAGATCAACTGTACATTACAGGTAAAAAAACTTCTATTAGCGAAGGTGTAGAGTATCTACATCGTGGTTTGGCAGCTAGAGACTTCGAACAACAATTTACCCTTGCAGAGTATATGGAAGTTCGAGGTGCTGAAGTCAAGGACGGTATGCTTAAAATTGAAATAGAGCGTATTATCCCCGAAGCACTAAAACCACGTCAAATCAAAATTAAATAATGTAAATAACAATGGGGGGAGAAATCCCCCCATCTTTGGAGAACTAAATGGCAGGCACAGATATTCAGCTAGACGAGAAAATTAAAGTAGTGGTAAGTGAACCAAAGCGTTGGAAAGTTATTCTACTCAATGACGACAGCACTCCTATGGATTTTGTAATTTCTATGCTGATGGAAGTTTTTAAACACTCGTCCGACTCTGCAAAAGAAGTTATGCTGGAAGTACATGAAACTGGTAGCGGTATTGCTGGAATATATAGTTTTGAAATTGCCGAAGCCAAAGCAGTTGAAACCACTAATCAAGCACGTACAAATGGCCACCCGCTTCAAATTAAATTGGAAGAAGAATGAGCCTACGCGAAATCACCAAAGACCTTCACCATGAGGCAGAAACAACCAAGTTTGCCAAGTTACTATTGAGTGGCAAAATTGAAAAAGCAGATTACAGAAACTATCTATACAATTTACTAGCGATTTACGATCCTATTGAATGGTATGGAAAACGTCAGGGATTCTTTGAAAAAATGCCAACTTTGCCAAGACTGCGGGCAATCGTCGAAGACTTTAATGAACTAGATGATGGCAGCTATCATTATCTAACACCAGCTACTCTTGAGTATCAAACATACCTACATGCGTTATGTAATGATCCAGACCGTAAGCATTTGGTAAAGGCACATTTATATTGCAGACACATGGGTGACTTGTTTGGCGGACAAATTATTGCCAAACAAGTTCCTTATACCAGAGGTAAGTTTTATCAGTTTGAAGATGCTGATGCACTTAAAGCCGCTATCCGTGCAGAACTTACAGACGATCTTGGAGACGAAGCTCGCATAGCATTTGAGTACGCTATCAAAATGATGCGAGATTTGTATCATGGAGAGTAATGTCTGGGATACATTAATTAAAATTGAAGAGTATTTTGAACAACAGTTTTATGCAACAGGCAGTATTATACACGAACCCGGAATGGATCGGTTTAATCAGCCTGGCTGGGTAAACAAAGTATGGCAAAGTAGTCATTATCGTAGAGCACACATCGACGTTGTAGATGCACGTGAAACAAAAGGTTTGTGGATGATGCATTGCTGTATCTTTCCATATACCCATAACCCTGCTCCGATATTTGGATTTGATGTGATTGCTGGTAAGAACAAAATTACCGGCTGTTTTTATGATTACAGCCCTGCAGGCGATCCCGAGCATCCTATGCTAGAATGGTTCGCTGAAGAATCCAACAAATTAGACTGGAATAAAAAACGTAAACTACCAGACTGGGCTGAACGCATTTTTAGTACCAATATGATTGCCGCAGGCAATGTAAGCGATGAAGCAGAATTAGCACAGATTTTTGCCATGGCAAAGAACGGTGTTGATCATTACCTAGAAGCTGTGTCAGAAACCAATAATACAGCTAAAGATACAACAACTGCACAGAATTACTACTGTGAAAATCAAAAACAGAACCCACATACACCTAAAGTTATGGTTAGTTTGGGACTTAGTGAAGAAGATGTACAAGTTTTCATCCAGGAATGCTTGTTTCCTGAGATTCGCTAAATACTAAACTATGAGATTTAACGAGTTTGTATCATTTATTTTTGAAGCTTCAGTGTTTGCTCCTCGATATGACGGCTCGCAGGCTGTAAAAATTAGTTCCGCTGATAAAGGGCAAAAACTGCTATCATATATACAATCCAGCATTCCTGACTTTGATGCAGACGATATATTATACAAAGTGAATGCGTCAGGACCCTACCCAGAAGAAACTTCTTTCAAAAAACCTAAAGGTGTATTATTTGCTCGGGTTGGTGCTTCTTCAAAAGGCGGATTATTTGCTATTAAATTCTCACGCAAAGAAAAAGAACCAATTTTATTATTAGGCGGGATGGATCTTATACAAGGCGGCTTGACCAAACACTATGAAACTAAACCAGGCGAAGAAGCACAGGCAAAATTTAGTCCTAGTGTAAAAGGATTAGTTGCAGAAGCACTATTGGGTGTTGCCATGTACGCCAAATTAGTTGCTCGCGGCGGCGACTTAACTGCTAAAATAGATGAAAATGATATCTGGACTATTGTTGATAGAATTAAACCAAAAGGCGATGACGTAGTTGGAGACTCTGTAACTGATCGAAATAGCAAAATATCTGACCATATCAATATATCTATCAAAATGCGTACAGACGTACAGGCAGTATTTACTGATCCAAAATTCCGTCCAGCATTTGCAGACCAAGTTGCCAGCTGGATCAAATACGCCAACAGTGATTTAGGGCAACGCTATGCAGATGCCTTATATAAAAATAATCGCCCTGATAACATTTCCATTTTGCTTGCAGGTAAAGCAGGTGACAAAATGGACGTAGCTATCAATGTACTAAATGCTCAAGGTCAGGCCACTAAAAAACATGAACAAGTTAAACTCAGTGTTAAATTAAGTGATGGTTTAATAGGTCAACAAGGCCGAGGTGATAACCCAGAAGAAGTGTATGATAATCTTGTTAAATTATTTGGCCCGTTGGGCGTTAATCTTGAAGATAAAAAAGCAGACATCATGGCAGCTGCCAAAAAGAGCGGCATAAAACAACAATTTGTTCCGGCAATGAGCATAGCGTATCAGGAAGCATGGGAACAACTTTTAAGTATTTTAGAACTACCAGGAGGAGATGCAGAACTTGCATCTCGTGTGGCTAGGTTAGCAGATCATCATGCTACAAAAAATGATCCAACAATGCAAGTTATCGAAACACACGGCAAAGGTGATTATAGATTGTTAAACTATAAAGGCCTAGCAGAACTTTTCAAAGAACAAAATATTAATATTACTTGTCAGTTAACCTATGGAACTAGTAGCAAAACTGGTGGTGCAAAAACTCCAGATTTAATGTTCTTTGATAAAAATAATCCAGGCCCTGGTGGTAGATTAGTGGATATCCGTGTACGAGGACGTGGCGGTGAGGGTAAAGAATATGCTAACAATATTATTGAACCATTAAAATTAATGAAAGAGTTAGCGGCATTTAAACGCTTTAGAAAACCCGAACATGTTAAACCAATTGGTAAAGTGCAATCACAAGCGGCTGCGACATCTCCTATTGATAATGATACAATGATTCCTAACAAATCAAAAACAGCCGCTACCACAGCTACAGCACCTACCAATCCTGTACAATCTACATATACTAAACCTCAAGTTAATGCACTAAACGGAGCAGAATGGCAACCGCCTGCTCCAAATACTGCTGCCAACCCTCACGACGAACATCATGCAGAGATGGAAGAAGATGCAGGTGACAAGGATATTATTCGTTTACGTAAATTAGCTGGTATTAAACATGCTCTTTCAAAGGGCATTTGATAGTAATATCACTGTAATAATGTGGTAGTTTAATTCCTTTTCATAGTATAAATACTATTATGAAAAACCTATTAATATCCTTAACTCTCAGTGTGTTAGCTATACTTCCTAGCTATGCACAAATGCCCGACTCCAAAGTTCCCTTGCCCACTGACATTGCCGCTATTAAAAAAGCAGGCAAATTAGTGGTGGCCATGAACGGCAAAGACAGTCCTCCATTCTTTAGTGGTAAGGACGATAACCTACACGGACTAGATGTTGACATT